CATAAGGCTCGTGTAGTTGCTAGTAGTCCAGTGTGATGGTCTGGGTAGCTGGTTGGCAAGTATAAATGCTCCAGTTCGAATGTGTATCGACAGATTAAATTAGAAGGTCCGTCTAATTCTTCTCTACACACGCCCATTGCCAGGCACCGTTTGCCTGTGAAGTCGTCTCAAAAGGCAGACGGAGATCTACTTTCGGATTAAGATCACGGTAGAAGAAGTTTTTAAGCTTCTTTCGCCATGGCCGGTCCGTTAGAATTTCCTCGTCGCTGAGAGGTACGAAAGTGCTCTTCCGAGCGTGGTCAAAGAGCTCCTCAAAGGAAGCTCTCCACCGCTGGTAAACCACATCGTACTCCGCTGCCTCTGAGCCCTCGCGCCGTGCCACACGGCCGGCGAAGGCTCCGACTAGCAGTGAACTCGTAAGTGGAGACCCATGGTCGTCCACACGTTCGCTCTTTTCCCACTCTACCCCTACGAGACTCTCTACCTTATCCATGTAAGGCTTGATCGAGTCCCACAGGCTAGCACTATCACTCTTGGTGAGTCGATTGATGCTAGAGAGTTGTTGCTGCCTCTCACGATCGTGAGCAAGGTATGATGCCAAAACGCGTTGACAGCGACTGAAGCGTTCCTTGCCATCCTTGGACTTGAAATCTCCAATGATGGGAAGGCCCAGACCACCGAGGTGGACTGGCATCCAGTAACTGATTCCGCGTGGGCACAACTGGTCCAGATGGGGTTTCCAGGCGCTGACGAAGCGCTTGAGTAGCCAGAGCTGGTCCTCGAGCGAATGACCTTGAATAAGGTCTCGCGCGAGCATGCCAATGGTGGGAGTCCGAAGATCTCCACCCACCGGCACGACAGTTTCCTTTGCACTGATCGGAGTGCCATTCTCATTCCGACACAGCATGAGTCCATAGTTATAGTACGGGAGGTGTTTAAATGTACGGTTGCCAGTGATGGCCCCCATGCGTGGACCGCAATCGGTCTCATAAACTCCATCGTGCTCGATTTGATAGAACGTCGAGTTCAGGACAATAAAGTCCTTGGCCCGGAAATTCTTTCCCATCGATGGTGAAAGGCCCCCTGCGGAGGTGACCTCTTTCCAAATAACATAGCCCTCATCATCGGCAACAAAGCCGATGTCATCCCCATTTATCAAGATTCCAGAATCACGGATCTTGATAACTCTCTTCCAACGAAGTTCCAATGCATAGCGGGTTAAAGCAAGATTTGCCACGCATAGCACGGGAAATGAAGTTGGACTGCCCATAAGCTGACCCCAAGTCTGTGGGTCCGACCACTTCTTCACCTCTTCGAGGCTGGAAAAGTTAAGTCGTTGTGTACCGGCAGCTCTGCTGCCACCAGTAAACAAGCGATGGTTTGTAAGAGAGTCACGAAACAACTGGGTCCAGTCCTGGTCCCAGCCAGCGCTTTCGCATATTGCGTTAACGATGGCTGTCGAAAGACTAGGGTCTAGATTATCAGTTGCTGCACTATAGTCACCAGAGACGTAGGTGTCTGTAGTACCTTCGCGGAGAGGCCAAAGGAGACTATCGAGTCGTTCTCCTGTAATGGTCTCACCAATGAGGGAGGCGTTGGGGATCTTCCGAAGGTGCGTGTGCACCGCCTTCTGAATCCACTTCGCCCGGTAGTACTGTCCGGTTGGCCCACCCGTGATGACGCGTACCTTAAAGGGCTCCTTGAGCGCCTGAGGCACGACCAGATTCGCCTGTGAGGCAAAATCCACCCTATCAAGCTCCCTGCTAAGAGCGATGGTGTCACGGTGGAGGTCCATATCGTGGATGGTGATCATCACGATAGGTTCCTCCGGCTGACGGCACTCATCCTGCCACACAATGTGGTCAAAGGAGAGCGGTGATTCCCGCCGAGGGGTGATCACTTTGGGGCAGACGCTGCGATAGGACATGCAGCGACTCCAATAGGGTTCCTCAGCACCCCCCTGCCAGGGAGATTGCAGATCTGAACAACCATTACGGAACTTGGTTAACTCATTAAGGGCTCCGCCCTCCTCACGCGTGACACCGAAGTGTCCCGAGATGGAGGGAGCGTAGTATCCTTGTGGTTTATACCACTGACCTCGAGGGAAGAGCTCCCTGACAGTGCGGACGCACTGCCAAGCGAGCTGTTCTGGCGTAAGATCGTAATCTTGCCAGCCTCCATCGAACTGATGATCTTTAGCGGGATGATCACCATTAGTCAGAGCCTTCATGGTTTTCAGTAAAGCTGCGGCAGCCTTCTCATCAGAAACGAGAGGCATACCCTTCTTCACCTGGCAGAAGTTCCATCCAACACGAAGGTCACGTGCGTGGGCACGATTGCGGAGGTAGCGGTAGGGACCGCCACCAAGAATCGCAAGACCTTTGTCATTTTCTGGAAGGAACGCAGGGCGAGTTGGCATCTCGTCCTGCTGGAAACAGGCGCACGCAATGTATGCCGTGCGGTACTTCAACACTTCCTCTCCGAGGTCAAGTGTATTGTACACAGTATAACGCAGCAAGAAGGCATGCGTCTGAATACTGTCCTGAGCCCCCTCGTAACCGAGATCGGACAGCAGCTGCTCCAGGACCTGGAGTTGTTCAGCTGCCTTCTCGGCCGCAAGGGTAACGCGGTTAAACTGTTTCTTTCCTCGTTTGACAGGAAGAGCAGCTGCAGTCAGAAACTGCTGCAGCATCTCTTCCGTGAATGTCTCACGGAGAACGGTTTGACCACAGAGCGTGGGGATAGGATCCCCACATCCGGAGTTGCGCTGCACAAGCGCCTTCACTACCAAGTGAAGAGAAGACTCCACCAAATCAGCAAGGACCAAGCGTCCAGGTGTG